ATCCCTCCTTAGTTACTAAAATGTTAAGCGTTTTATGAAAATGTACATTCCCACTTATAGCCTAACTAAGGAAAGTAGAAGGGTATATAGATGAACTATATACCCTTTTTAATAAACTAATTTCTAGCTTCTTCGATAATAACACGGTTAATTTTATTAATTTTACTATCGGAATCAAAAGAAGTGAATACAAACGCTACACGATCTTTGATTGTATCAATAACTTCTACAAAGCGTTCATAAATTTCTACAACGAGAACTTCCTTTTCAGTATCATATTTAATGATATTACCAACGATGACATTACCTTTAACAGTCGGATCATTGTTGATTACACTGCGGAATGCAAATACATTCAACGTAAGTTGTTCGATAATAGGATTTGATAATACACCAGTAAGTTCTTCTTTAACTGCTTCTGGTAAACGAGCATTGAACTTTAATGGTAATTCAATACGAACGTTGTTGAATTGTGGTTTTTTGTTTTGTTTTTGGTTTCTCATTGTCTTTCACCTTTTAAAATTAAATACTTGTTGAGCCGATTCCACCACGACGCTCTTCTTTTTCATCTTCATGATCATCATCTGTAATTAGATACTTCATGAAGATACCTTGAGCGAAGTGTTTACCAGCTTCTATAGTTAATATATCATTAGAGTTATTCTTAACTCCGATGATAATATTACCATCATTTTTTTCGTTATCTACATAATCTGCATCGATAACTCCAATAGTGGATTTAATTACCATATCATAATTGTATCCAAAAGAACTTCTTGGGGCAATTATCAATACTTCATCAGGCTCCATATAAGCCTTAATATATGTCGGAATAATAGCAGATTCACCTGGATTGATTACATATGTTTTCGGAGCATAGAAATCATACCCAGCTGATAATTCTGTACTACGTTTAGGTTTTTTAATAGTGAGATTTTCTAAGTCATCTATAAATTTAGAATTGACTTGCTTGAATAGTCTCATTATCTAGTTCTCCTCTCTATAAGATATGATTCTTTGATACAAATACAGTCTTATACATTTTACCATATCCAAAATATTGTTTGGAGAACTCTAAACAATCTATTTCAGATTTAGCTGCGTATAATGTATATCTATATACTCTACCATCAAAGAACCAAATTAAAATCGGACCAGGATATCTTTCGATAACATCTGGTAAGAATAGTTTTGGATTTGAATTTAGAACAGTTAATCTTACACCATCTAAAGTACGTTTATAAGTACGTCGTTCAATACAACTTATATTTTGCTGTACTATGAAATGGTATATATTAGAACCTATATCTAATAGATTATCAATCATATCTGGTTTCTTATATATAGTAGTCCATACTTCATCAATTGGAGATGAGAATACTGAGCTGATATATAAAGATAGATTGACAGCTGCACGAGATGGTTTTCTTCTAGTTTGGAATTCAGATACTAAATCTACTACAGTATTAGAATGACCTCCAAGTAAACAATAATGAGTTATCCAAGAGGTTCCCATATTTTCATGATAGTAGATCTTAATCTTATCTGCATATTCACTTTCTTTAAGATCTTTAGTATTAGAATGACCATCTATCCAAATTATCTTTTTACTATTTTCAATCAAAGTTTCAAGTCTAGATATAGACTTCTTACTATTCTTGAAGAAGCCTACACCTAGAATGATAACTGTATGATCTTTACTAGTTAGTTTAGTAATATCGGATTGGGAGTATTTATAATTTACGAGAATATCATCGCTTGTATCATCACAAAATTCCTCTTTATGATTGAACACCATATTTGCTGCAAGCATACAATCTTGATTATCTTGATAGTAAATTATCATAATTCTACCCTCTATTAGAATACGTATTGTGAGATATCAACGTCTTTCAATAATTGAATCTTATCGTTATCAATCTCTTTAATTTTTTCGATTTCGTTCTTAACGTCATCGATTGTGTATTTGATCAATACACGGTTACCTTTTTCAGATGGATCTAGAGTTGAATTGAATAACTGATCACCATTCATTTCACCTAACCCTTTATAGCGGGTTACATATGTTGGATTCAAGCTTTCAAACTCTTTCATTAATCCATATAGAGATAATCTATTACCATCTACAATAAACTCAGTTGGAGATTTCATGATACATTGTGTTACAAATTGACATGCATTCCATAGAGTATCACTAAAGTAGATAGTTTGATATTTAGAATCTACTAGACCTTCGATACCATCTTTAGTTGCCTTTAAGAATGGATATCTAGATTCAATAGCTTTCTTAAACTTAGCAGAACCCGGTGCAATACCTTGAGAGATTAATACTAAGATATACTCTAAGAGATATACATCAATAGCAAATGAATTAGCCACTGTATCAATATCTCTAATATAGTTTGTATTCTTATTAAGCATCTCAACTACATCAGATTCAGTTAACTTAACCTTATTAGGTAAAGCTAGTTTATGAATCTTAAAGAATTCTTTTTGTAGATACTTATTATATGCTGTACGGTCAGTGAAGTATTTCATCTTACCATTAATCTTAGCACCATATAAAGGTGGTACTGTAGCATACAATCTACCAGATGTAATCAATGGTTGCATATACATTAAGAAGAACTGCAATAGCAGACATCTAATATGTGCACCATCTGGATCGGCATCTGTTGCGATAATAATCTTTTCCCATTTACATTTCTCAATGTCAAATGAACGTCCAAAGCCAGCACCAATAATAGCTGTAATAGCTGCTACTTCTTGATTGGCTACAACTTTTTCACGAGTGGCTCTCATTGCATTAATGATTTTACCACGAATTGGGAATAAACCTTGGCGAGTATTATCACGGTTATTCTTAGCTGGTCCTGTAGCGGAGTCGCCTTCCATGATGAATAACTCTAAATTTTTCTTACCAGTCGGTTTAACAAACTTCTTAGGTAATCCGCTAATGGAAGATACTTCCTTAACTTTAACCTTAGCACGTTCGCCCTCAGACTTGGCTCTGATTTCTGCAATATCTTTGAAATACTTACAAATCTTTTGTAGGTCATTATTGTTACGCTTAGCCCATTCTTCTAGACTAGCTTCAGTAAGATCTCTAACAAAAGGTACTAAGTCAGCATTAGAAATAATCTCTTTAGACTGACCAGTAAACTCTGGTTCCATGTGGGAGCAAGTTACAATTGCT